GTGGCAGGCGAACAGGAATACCCATACGCTTTGCCTCAATTAGATACTCTGTACGTGCATCCTTGTCACCCTCATTCTTTAGCAATGAATACATAAACTCAATTGGGTAGTAGTACTTTAGCCATGCAGTCCAGTATGATACGGTTGAGTATGCTACAGCATGTGACTTGTTGAATGAGTACCCTGCGTGAGCCTCAAAGTCGTGCCACAGTTCTTCTGCAATTTCTGGTCTTAGGAACTGTGATGCACCCTTTACGAACTGGTCTTTAAACTGGTCAAACTCTTTTGCATCCTTCTTCTTACCAATGATCTTACGAACCTTGTCAGCCTCAGCCATTGTCATACCGCCAAGTTCTGTACAAGCCTGCATAACCTGTTCCTGGTATAGAATACATCCATAGGTCTCAGCAGTAAACGCCTTCATCACTTGGTGGTGATATGAGATGTTCTGCTTGCCGTGCTTCCGAGCAATATAATCCTTACCGATGGTGTTCATAGCACCTGGACGAACTAGAGCGTTAGATGCTGCAAGTTCTGCAAAGTTCTTGACACCCATCTTGACTAGTAGGTTTGTATATGGTGTGGCTTCACATTGGAATACTCCCTTTGTGTATCCGTCTGATAGCATCTGATAAATATTCTTATCATCCATATTTACATCGTGCAAGTCAATCTTGTTTCCAGTTCTATCTTCAATAATCTTGAGAGTATCTTGAATAACTGATAGAGTCTTTAGACCAAGTGCATCGATCTTGATTAGACCAATACGCTCTGCCTCTTCCATATCTACCGCCACAACAGGAATACGCTCTTTGTTTCCTGGAGACGTGCGTGTCTCTAGTGGTGCATACTTAAAGATAGGTTGCTTAGATGTAACAACACCTGCTGCGTGAATACCAGTACCACGGATGCGACCACGTAGGAGTTCTCCGTACTGCTCAATCTCTGGATACTTTTCACGGAACCAGGCAGCCTGCTTTGAAGAGCAGTAGTCATCCCAGTCATCGATGGTCTTCAGAACCTTGTTCACGTCAGTCAGTGGAACCATTAGGGTACGAGCAATGTCACGAACAATACCCTTGCCCTTGAACTCAAGGAATGTTGCAATAGATGCAACGTGCTTATACTGACGAACTAGGTAGTCCTTAACTTCTTCACGACGTGAGTCCTGAATATCTGTATCGATATCTGGGAAGTCATTACGCTCTGGGTTGATAAAGCGGAAGAACAGAAGTCCGTGCTGAATAGGATCGATGTCTGTGATGCCAAGAGCGTAGCAAAGCAGCGAACCTGCTGCAGAACCACGACCAGGACCAACCATGATATCTTCTTTCTTTGCCCAAGCAATCATGCTACGAACAACTAGGAAGTAGGGACCAAAGTTTTTAGACTTAATCACTTCCATCTCTTCGTCAAGACGTGCGATGTAGTCTGGATTAGTGTCTAGACCTTTATCTCTAAGTCCGTCCATAGCCAAAGAATACAGTTCTTCGTTGGGATTCTTGTACTGTACAGGTAGTAGGTCTAGGTGGTCTTGAATGCCATAGTCCTCAATTTTGTTTACAATCTCAATTGTGTTGTCATACATGTCCTGACGATCAATACCCTGGGCTTCCATGGCACGGTGCATCTCTTCGTCTGATAGCAGGTGAATCTCAAAATCACGGAAAGTCATCTGGCGGTCTGCACCATACAAATAGTCTAGACGGTCCATAAGGTTGTCGTACTTGGCAGACTTATCGTATGTCACATCCTTAACAGTTTTGTTAGAATATGAGTTAAGAATAAGTTTAAGTTCTTGAATCTCACGCTGAGATGGGTCTGAGTGGTGGCAGTCTGGAGTCACAATTGGCTTAAGCCCAAACTCGTCTGCAAGAGCCAAAATGGTCTTGTTTACTTCTGGGGGGTTATGTGGCATCACTTCAATGTAGTAATCGTCTCCAAACGTCTCCTGTGCCCATTGAAGGTGCATTTTGGCAGCAGCCAGGTTGTCAGCCTCAATAGCCTTTGCAAGGTATCCAGACAGACAGCCAGAGGTAATGACTAGACCCTCTTTATATTTAGCAAGGATTTCCCAGTCCATACGAGGCTTCTTAAAGAAACCCTCTGTCCAGGCAAGTTCGTTAAGTTTGTTAAGGTTCTCTAGACCCTTTGCATTCTTGGCTAGAATGATAAGGTGGTTGTAGTTAAGGTCTAGTGGGTCATTCTTGTCTTTCTTATCTTCATGGTCGAAGCGATCCTTAGTAATGTACCCCTCAATTCCTAGAATTGGTTTGATGCCTGCAGTCTTAGCAGCACGATACATTTCACGGTGCCCAGATAGCGAACCGTGGTCAGTGATGGCGATGGCTGGCATACCGATTTCTACAGCCCTGTCCACGTATTCCTGTGGGGTAGCGATGCCATCGAATAGACTGTAGTGAGTGTGAACGTGTAGTCCAGCGTAACTCATATATTATTTCCTTTATACGTTTGAATGATGTGTAAAAATTATGACATATTTTTGATTGGTTGTCAACCATGGATAACAAAAGGGGGAGATTGCTCTCCCCCCTCTGCCATTATATTACCAGTCGATGTTTGAAGAGGTGACTGACGAACCTGACTCAAAGCCGAAGTAGAAGTCTTCCTGCTCTGCGTATGTTACTTCACGAACAACCTTCTCAAGGTTGAAGAACTCAAAGCCATCCCACTTGAATGGTTCAGCATCTGGTCCAGTTGGAATCAAGGTGTAGTTGGTTTCAGTTCCCTGACCATTACGCTTGATCTTCCAGGTTAGATTTGAGATAGAACCTGTCTCTAGTGCATACTCACGAATTGTGTTGAATGCAGACTGCTTTGAGATACCCTGCGACCACACAGCAATGTATGGGTCTTCGGTGCCATCGTCAACTAGCACGTTGCAGTAGAAACGCATACGTGAACGCCAACCTGCCTTTGGCTCCTTACGAGCCATCTCACAGCCGTAGCAACGACCCTCAGTCTCCATAGTACAAGCAGCCTTACGCTTGTAGTCCTTTGGATTCTGGTGCTCTGAAATTACAACTGCTAGACCACGTGCTTCTGCATAGTTTGCACTGTCTTCATCCAGTTCCTCTACGAAACGGATCTTTGCTCCCTGTCCGTCAGCCAACTTAACCCAACGAACTTTCTGTCCTGAATTTTCTACCTTTGGCTTGTCAAGCAGGGCATTGATGTTTTTTAGTCCCTTAATAACGCTCATGATTTTCTCCTAATTTATATTGGTTTATTATTGTAGCATAGCAGCGATAGATTTGTCAAACGATTCATCAAGATTCTTTATTGCCTCGTCTGGCATATCGCCAATATCCTTATATTGTTTATCTAGTTTGATAACAGTAACACGTGAACCAAGACGTTCCACAATCTTGTCTTTCATATTACCGCCTGCTTCATCATTATCAGCAATAACAATAATGTTATTGAAGTATTTTTTGAGTAGGTCTGTTTGGAAACTGGATACGTTAGCACCCAGTGTCGCTACCGCTGGAAATCCACATTGGTCAAGACGAATGGCATCGAATGATGATTCGACAACATAGACCTTGCTGGATGTTTTTACACGGTGTAGGTTGAATAGGACTTTGCTTTTGGGTAGTCCTGGAGTATTTTTAAAGTCTTTGCCTTCTACGGATCTTCCTACAAATCCAACTTCCATGCCATCTGGTGAGTGGACTGGGATAGTTACCATATCTTGCTTTTCAGAAAATCCAAGCCAAAACTTTTTTACGGATTCTTCGGAAATCATTCTTCCGTTGTAGTAACGCATGGCACGAGGAGACTCAAGTGCTTGCTGATTTAGACGCTTAACTAAGACTTGGTCAAACTGTGTGTATTCCTGCTTAACGACTAAAGCCTTGTTTACGATCTGCTCAATATCAGTTTCAGTTTCTTTTGACTTAATGTAGCGAACTGACTCAAAGTATGTGCGACTAGAAGTGTGCATTACAAATTCTACAAGGTCTGCAATTTTCTGACATGAGAAACAAAAGAATGTTCCATTTACCTTGTCGATTTCTCCAGCAGGCGAACGATAGTTGTTGTGGTATGGGCAAAAGATAATGTAGTCAGAGTCTACTTCTGATTCAATATTGATGCCTGAGCCTGTGAGGACTCTTTTAATTTGTTCGGCTGTGTATAAATCACTGTTGTGCCGTCTATTCCCACTACGCATTCTATCTTCTTCTTTCCTACATATGTTCCGTATATCGATATCTTAAATGTAAATGTTTCTGTCTTCTTGTTATATTTTATTGTAAAGTCTGGGTCAATGTCAAGTCTTACGGCATATCCAGATTCTCTCATTTGTTGCTGGAGAAGCCTGGTATACTCTACCCTTAACCTACCAATCGCTGAGTCATCATGGATCTCTCCATTAAAATAAAATCGTTTAATAGGTTTATGGTGTAAATCAGCCATACTCTATTATACAATTTTATTTAATTATCTTCGTAATCCTTGTACTTGTACCAGCCCTTATCAAAGTCTACCTGAACCAAGAACTCGCCCATAAATCCATTACGGTTCTTACGGAATACGCACTCAAGGATGTCTGAATTTGTAGCACGACCCAGAGCAAGTACCCAGTCAGCATCGTATGCAATCTGTCGTGACCATGCGGTCTGACCAAGCGTAGGAACTGTGTCTAGTTTGGTAACATCGTCTGGTGTAGCGGACGAGATGGCAATAATCGGTATCTCTTCGCTAATAGCCATAAGTTTTAGTTCACGAGATAGGTTCTTCATACGTACCGTCTCATTGTCCGACTTCTGGTTTGGTGACATCAATTGCAGGTAGTCAACAATGACTAGGTCTGGCTTATACTGGTCAATCTTACCCCTAATAACGCTTGGCGTTACGTCTCCACCAGTATCGTTAGAAATAATGTGGAACTCTGGCTTGCCAGCAAGTTCCTTTGAGTGCCAACGCTTTAGGTCATCAATCTCTACCTGACCGTTGCTCAACTTACGATGTGACCAAAGACCCTCACCCATAATAGCAAACACACGGTTACGAACTTCTGTCTCACTCATTTCAAGAGAGATGATTAGTGGTGACTTGCCTTGCTTCCATGCCTGTACCGCCATGTAAAGAGCAAACCAAGACTTACCAATACCTGGATAGGCTAGGAAGACCCCTAACTGTCCTGGAGTAATTCCAGCAGGTAGGTAGTTGTCAAATCCTGGCAGACCAGTCTTAATTCCAACAGAGCCTAGTGCCTGCTGTCTTGCAAGGTTTTCAAAGTACGATACTGCAGAGTCAAGATCGGTTGCATCGATGTCACGGATAACTGCTGTGTTCTTTTTAAGTTCTGATGTTTTAGCAATAATTGTTTCTAGTGCGTCTGCACTGTGACCAGCCTGCACGTCAGCAGCAGCGGTCCTAAGAAGTTCCCTAACGCTATCATTGAGAAACTCTTGCTGAAGTTCTTCTAGGTGATACTTTGTAGCACCAATGCCTTCAACAGGGGCAAAGTCACGAAACTTCTCTACAACCAAAGATACTGGTGGTACTGACTGATTTGTCTCTGAATAGTTGCGAATAAACTGCCAGATATCCTTGTGGGTACGCAACAGATTCTCTACGTTTGCCTGTAGCAATACGTGTACTTGCTTATCCTGCAGTACCGCTGAAATTAGCCTTGACTCTACATTACTCATTTAACCACTCCTTAGCCTTTCTACGGCGTTCGGCTCTCTCCTTGTTATCTTGTTCTAGTTGTTCACGCTTATCAATAATTTCGTGAGCATAATTTGCGAAGTACTTCCATGTTGGCTTTTGTGCAACATTGAAATAATATTCTAGCAGATCGTAGCAGAAAGGTAAAGTGTACGATTCAATCAGGGCATCTGCAGCCCATTGTTCTACATTTAGATTTAGTAATGGCTTTGCCTCAAACTTTTGAGTATGTAGTTTAGAGTACCTGGAAAGCAAAGCCATACGGTCTTTGCGGTCTGCCATTACTTACTTTCGATCTCGCCCTGTGCTTCGGCAACCTTCTCCTGAAGTTTAGCCTCAACAAATGAGTAGACACGCTCAAAGGCATCGTTTGTGTTTTCGCCCTCACGCTTGCTGTCTGATACAGATAGGTCAATTCGCAGTGACTGGAAATTGCCTAGGTTTAGAGTGTATCCAAGTCCAACGGATACCTTAGTTTCTTCGTTATTCATACCCTGTTCCTTTCAAGAACATTAAATTGATTCAGACCAGATGGGGATAAATCGACCATCTTCAGTCTTCGTATATGTAAGTATACCATCGCCCATACGCCTTGTCAACTCTTGTCTTGTAGGAGTTATGTCGTTCGTAATGAGCCTGTCATTTCTTGGTCTACCAATATGGTAGGAAGCCAGTATATCACGAATCTCAAAAACTTGCGACTCTGAATAATAACTTCTTACCTGCCAGCCTGTGTTACCGCCCTTTTGAGAGCCTGTAGGATGTGGAATAACTCCACGTTTCATTAGTTGTGGCATGTATTTCTTGTGTCTGTTTACAAGATCTGCTGTTTCTCCAACTGTATAGGCACGTTCACGGTTCTTCTTAAAATCATTAATAAGACAACTTTCAATCCTATCTTCATTAATATTATAAACAGACATAATACCATTAGACTTATTCAGATGATGAATGCGAACAAGGTTACCATTTAGAAACCAAACCTTTTTGCTACCAGGAATTACTGGCTTATCATTATATTTAGCGTCAGCGATGGTACTAGCCTTAGTTGCCATTGTTACCCCTAAGCGATTGTGCCAACTGCAATAACGTGTACGTATAGATTTCTTACCGTGCCAGGACTTGCAAATCTAACGTTTGCCTTACAGCCAGCCTTTGTAATATTAGAAATTGTAACAATAGCAGATCTTGAAGCATCTGTAATTTCTCCAAAGATAACTGGTGTTGCTGTTACAACTGGTGGACCATCGAATGCGATTCCAGAAAAATCAATTGTTGCCTCACCCTTGGTGTCTACAGAAACGTCTTCTGATGGAACGCTAACCTTAAAGGTAGAAGCAAAGAATGATGTATTTGCTGTTGACTTTTGTGAAACTACAGTTTTAGATTCTGTAGGTTGGATATAGGTCTTACCCTTTCTTTGATCTACTGCCTTGATTAAATCATTAACAGCATTGGTAAGATCAAACAAAAAGGCTGCGTCGATTGGCTGACCTCTTGATGGTGTTGGTAGTATTTTAGCCATAGTGTTACCATTATACCATTAAACTATACATCTATGCCAACAAATAATACCGATTCTGGAAATAGGTCTGCTGGCGAAATAGGAACATCTGGGTCTGGGACTGTGTCTATTGGGAGTGTGGTGCCTGCATCTAGTCCACGATAGGTTGGAATTAGAACTGCCACATCTGCCTTGTTTTTACCAGATGGCATAATGGTTGAAAAGTTTGTGTTAGATGTTTCCTGCATAAATGTCCAGGGATCAATTGTGCTGTTGCTGTGGAATCTTACATAAACGTGAAACTTCTTGACAAACAGTACCTGGTCTTGAACTAGACGGTCAACGTTCCAAGTCATTGAAAGAACATTTGAGTTGATTCCTGCATCCCATTCAGATGTTTCTAAAAGTATGTCTTCTGCATGAACATTTGTTAGTATTTCAAATTTTTGTGACCACCTAGACGACAGCCTTCCATCCTCTGAAATTACACGATACCTAGCAAAATAAACATTGTTACCACCATTTTCTGGTGCATTAATATCGTCTGGAATATAGAATACGTCTGGCAGGTCCTTGGCAGGTATCCTAACGTATTTTCTATCTGCCATTATACATCCACCGCAAATCTAAACTCTACGTAGTTGGTTGAGTTTGGAGACTTAATAATTGTTCTGGGTTGATT